GAACAGCAACTCCAGCAGCAAGGGCACTACCTGCCATTGCACCTTGACTCCGTGCGCCAGCGTCCGCCACTAAACACTCTGCTTCTTTTGCACTCAACTTTCCCTCATCATCTGTTGCACCTCCCAGATTTCTGGTGCCTTCACGAGTGAACTGATCACGACGCCACTCATTTCTAACTTCAGTACCACCACCAAACAATCCACGCTTCTCTTTATCAACATCTAGAGACCTTTCGGACTCTAAAATTTTAGGATCGTCAGCACGATATTCAATTTCATATCCATCCTTACCTGCTTTGATAGTATAGGATGAATAAGGACCACGAGGGATATTAATTGTAGGTACGGGTGGAACTTTTGGTTCTTCTGGTCTATGGATTACATAACCAAGCAGACCAACATGTGCTAAAGCAAAGAGTCCGCCTAGTGTCACCGCAATCGTTTTGACTGGTGACTTACGTGGTGCTTGATCAGTATCTTTATTTGAAATATCCATAATCAGAATGGCAATGCGCCACCAGTTGCAGATGGCAGTTCTGGTACTTCGGGCATTGCTGCATCCATCATTCCAGGAAGAGCACTAGTGACTGCTTCTGTTGCTGCCTTAGTTGCAGCTGCTGTAGCACTCTCAATGAGTGCATCCTTTTGTGTATACAGATAAGCACCACCCCCTACGATAGATAAAGAAACTAGACCAGATAACAACGCGATACCGTTAATCAATTTTTGCATCTTTCTTCTCCAGTGTAGGTGCTTGTTTTGAATCGTCCTTCTTTTTAGCAGGCATGACACCGAACGTCGCTAGCGTTCCAGTAAAGACGCTGGCAATAAAAGTTGGATCAATATTTTTTTGAGGAATTCCAGGAATAGAAACATAGTTTAATGTCAGAATTGCTGCTGACCATCCAAGAATAATAACTCGGACAAGAGTTGATACACCCTCATCCGCCCACTCAAATTTGTTGTCGCCTTTATCTTTAGGCTTGTTCTCCTTCTGTTGTTCCATAAGATTCGGTAGGTATCTTTTTCTTGCCAATGTTATACTTTGACTCAAGTGCCCATTCACCTTTCTCTTTATAAGAGATAATCTTAATTTGGCTCAGAGGAGCTTGATCTAAAAAAGTATCCTTTTTCGGTACATCCGTTAATCCCCAATCGCAAAGCAATTGGACAATTCGGTTTCTCCTCTGTACATCATTCTGTGATAGATTGGTATTCTTGCCATCTAATGCAAAAAGTTCTTTGAAGTGTACAATATAATACTGTCCCTTTTTATGTAAGATGTGGCAAGACTGATATAGTTTCCTTTCTTTTCTAGAAGCAACACCAATTCTAGTTAATGTTTCTCTAACTTTAAGAAAGTCGTCAGGTTCCTTTAAGGTAACCTCAACCATATCATCTTTAGTCCATGGAATTTCCTTGTCTTCGCTGATGTCCTGCATCATGTCCTCCAGTATTCAATTTAGTTTTAATATAGTCAACTTGATCACGAGACAGGATGTTCATGGCGTCCCTTGCTTTCTCTATAGAGTATCCGTAATATTTTTGTACAGATTCAAGGTCGTCAATCTTGTCTTTCTTGTCCCAAGGAGAGAATCTCTTCTTAGGTCTCACAGTATTTATAAAAAAGTCGTATTGAAGTTTAGTAGGTAGATTTGGCCAACGATTCATCTCGTTAGCATGCATTACAGTATCAATATGATGAGACATACACTTGTTCACAATGTAAGCAGGATACTTCTTTTCTGCTAACGGATCCTGATCCATCAGATTCTCTTTGTTCTGATTAATACTATTAAGATAATCTTTTAATTGATAGTTCATTCAAATACTGCAGTAACACTTACAACTTGAGCTCCTGGATTACGGGCAAGAGCTACATTACGAGCATCATTGTAGTCGCGGCAGACCACTCTTTCTTTGAATACCACGCCTGCCTTGTAGAGAGTGACTTCACACGTCATAATTCATCAGAATAAGTTCTTTACGTTCGTGCTGATCCTTCATGTAGTCACCAACACTACGCATAGTATAGGTCAGATCATACTCAGATGCAACCCATCCCTTGAAACGATCTCTTACCATCTGGTTGGAATTGTATGATACCATCTGGCGGCAGACATAATTGTCACAGACTCTAGCAAAGGTATCATGATCAAATCCTTTATGCATGTTACCCTTCTTACCATACAGATTATCTTTGATATCATATGGAGGATCCAGATACACAAATGCATCTTTGTTATCATCTAGCAAAGCTGCATATTGATAATTAGTAATCTGCCAATTCTGAATTACTTGCTGGTAGTATCTCAGTTTTTCAATTCCTCGCATTGAGAAGTTGGAATCGCTTGCTTGTTTACTGAAGGAAGATGCTTCAGTAAGCCCAGAAAAACTACACTTATTAGCAACGTAAAAAGCAATAGCTCTATCCAGGTGACTTTTTTCTCCGTCATTAATTACATCTTTGGATTCTACAAATAAACCTCTAGCAGATTCTTGATCTGGATAACGAGACTTAAGTTCTTGTAATTTGTATCCCAACTCGTACCCATCATCTTGTAACACTTTCCAAAAGTTTACAAGAGGTTCATATAAATCATTAACCCAAATTTTTAGGTTGGGATATTTTTGGGTAATATAAATGGCGACACTACCGCCGCCAAGAAAAGGTTCTCTGTAAATACTATACTCTGAAAGATCTGGAATGTATCGTGCCATAGATTTTACAGCACGACTCTTCCCACCAGGATAACGAAGAGGAGTTTTTAAGGCAGTCATAGGTAGTTCGTTGGTTCTTCAACACTAAGAAGAACACCATCAACTTTCTGAAGCAGTTCTCGCATATCCTCATGCAGGACGCGGTAACCAGTTCCGACATACAATTGTCCAAGAACAACTGCTACAGTAGCAGTTCCCCAAAAGATATAGTAGAACTTGGACTTAACTTGGCACTTTTTAGTTTGCTTCATAGGATTAGTTTTTTACCTTCAGGGATAGACAGACCTGATCCATACATTTCATTGTATTTTGATACGACAGTAGGATGAGGTGTTGCAACATAAATTACATGATCCATGGATAGAGTAACCTCTGGGTTATCTGGATCAATAACAGTTGCCCATTGCATAAACCCGTAGGTATTTCCTTGAGGAAGAACTGCTAGACAATTCTTCAAAGTAATGAGACCATCTTGCCAAGAAGAAATCTCTGCAACAATTTCTTCCCCACTAACTATTCTTAGTAGTTTTACGTCCATCATTTAAATTCGCACTCCATCATAATGTTGGTTAAACTTGCAAGGAGATTAATCTCCTGATCGGCAACAAATGCTGCCTTGTATTGGTACTCAGCAATAATTATAACCATTGCTGCTACCGACTGTTTATTTAGTTTGTTGCACAAGGTATCATAAATCTTACGATACAGGGAAGTGACATCGTTGTCAATGTTTTGCACTACCCATTTTTTAACCTTGGTGAAATTAGTTTCCTTCAGTGCAGTGACAAGTTCTTCTACTGAAGCGTCACTAATAAGTGAAAGGATACCACTATCAATTGTACCTACAGCAGAATACTTTTGAAGTTCATTTAGAACACGACGCCAATCGGGAAAGTATTTTTGTACTACAGAAGCAACTACGCTAGTATCATACTCAATCTTTTCTTTGTCCAGAATAGTAACTACACGCTTGAAGAATGTTCCAGCTAGTTGTTGCTTTTCCTTACCAGTTACACCGAAGTCTACAACCGCACACCGCGAGTGCAGAGGTTCAATAATTCGGTTTTTGTAATTACAGGTGAAGATAAAACGACAGTTCTTTTGGAACTCTTCAATGCTTGCTCGGAGGAGCATCTGAACATCAGCAGTCGTGTTGTCTGCCTCATCAATGATAAGAACTTTGTGGCGACTAGTAGAAGTGAGAGACACAGTACTGGCAAAGCTCTTTGCCTTATCGCGGATAGTATCCAAGAAACGTCCTTCATCAGAACCATTAATGACATAATAATCTGCGCCTAACTCATTGCATAGTGCCTTAGCAACTGTAGTCTTACCGATACCAGGAGGACCAGAAAGAAGAAGGTTTGGAATCTCACCATTGTCAAGGAAAGATTGGAAGTTATTCTTGACTTGATCAGTCAGAATACAATCTTTAATTTTGAGAGGACGATATTTCTCCACCCAAAGGAAGTCATTTGCCATTGTTGATGCAGGTTGAATTGATCTTTTGGATATTGTAATTACAGCTTATGATCGTCTTTCTTGAACTTGATTGTAGGGGAGGAGATCTATGAGGTACACTGGCAGGGAACACTATGATGTCCCCCTCAACAACATCAGGTTGAAACCTTGTTCTTGTTTCAGGATTCCAGAACTCAGTACAATCAGTTGGATCTTCCAACTCAAGATAGTATACCATACTTAAGGTAGACATGGCGTGGATATGCCATCCATGCGTATCTGATTTATTATACTGTTGATACCAACCGTTGTATAAAGAAAAATCTGAGATGCAATAGTGCTGCATCATATCCTCATACACAGAATTAAGATTACTATGAAGAAGTCCTAGATATTGCTTGTGATCTATGGACAATTTTTCATAGTAATCTGTTTTTGCAATAGAATCATTGTTATCTTTGTACTCTTTTCCAGGAGAATATTTAATACTATGCATCAATCCTGATTTTAAGTCAGCATGAAGTGAAAAAGAGTGCTTGAATATCATTGATTTGGTTCTAAGGCAATCCAATAACGTGCATTGAATTTATTACTACCTTCAAAGTATGCTACGTTATGCTTACTTACAGTAACATTGTAGTCATCATCAATCAGTTTAAGGTTCTCAATCTTAAAGCAATAGCAGAACTCTCCATCACTTTCTCCAACTTCAATAGAGAATGTATTTGAAGTTTCATTCTTCTTATCAGTCACACAAAGTTTTAGCAGTCCGTTATCTGCATACAAGCAGAGATCGGGAACTCCATAGACTTGCCCTGCTCTTGTCAGATCTCGCAATACAGTAGAAGGAAGTCTAAACTTAACATCTTCAGATGGCATCTGAAGTTCTTTATCTGGTGGTTGTACGATTACATCAGGATCAGAATAGAAGAAACGAGTTCGTGATGTTCCGCTACTATTGCTGATAGAGAGGTACTGTTTATTACTAGTATCAAAGTTCGGTTGATCAAACAAACGAATGCATCCTAGAAACTGAGAAAGATCATAGATGGAGATCTGCTTATCAAAGTTCTCTTCAATATTAACAGTACACATAATGTTCTTGTTAACACTAATGGTACTAAGTTTATTACCAGGATTAATAACAATAGATTTATTGATACTACTAAAGTTATTCAGCAGTTCAATAGTTTGTTGTGAGAGAACGGTGGTCATTGATTGTAGGTTTCAGTGATTTGAGTTTTGTCGGAGAAGTGAAGTAGTAGCAATCCGTAGTGCAAGATTTTAATGATATCGCGACGGGCAGTACCCTTACGATCATAGCGCGAAGCATACTTTAGAATGTTACTTCTACAAAATGCTTCAGCATCACCGCAAGATTCAATCAAGTCTAACGTTTGAATCTTGTCATTGCCAGCAGAATAATGCTGCCCATAGGTTCCCGAAATGTAATCTCGCAGCTCCTTGAGAAGCGCGTCTTCATTGTACTTCAAGATTTTCATTGTTTTCTTCGTTATCAGTATACTCGGTTTCTTCTCCTGCGTCAACCATGGTATATAAATCCAAGAAAGACTGCTTAGTATCATCGTCAAATCGGTTGATGCAATTAGTAACTGCTTTTAAACGATCATCAAAAATATTGAACGCTTGTGAAATATGAACAAGACGACGAGTAGTGATGAGTTCATCAACTCCACCATCATAAAATGTCTTGCGAATAGCATTTGCCCACTTAACAAGTTTGTCTGCAAAGTCAGCATTGCACCCATAGTTTAGCAAGATCTTGGTCTCGGTGACTACACTTGGATATGACTGCTCAAACGTAATGGGAAAACGTTCTAGGAATGCTTCATTAAGAACATTAGTACCAATGAAACGTCCATCATCGGATCCTTTTCCTTTAGTATTAGCAGTAGCGATCACTGTAAATCCATCTGTAGGATTAACATAACGTCCAATCTTCTTAAGAAAAACTCCTTTTCCTTCCAGCACAGACTGCAGACACAGAATCTTATTAGATGCTAGGTCAAGTTCATCCAACAACAGAACAGCACCACGCTCAAGTGCCTCAATTACAGGACCATTGTGCCAAACAGTGTCACCATTCGCAAGACGAAATCCACCTAGGAGATCATCTTCATCAGTCTCAATAGTAATATTGACACGAATCAATTCGCGTCCCGCTTTAGCACATGCTTGCTCAACAGAGAGAGTCTTACCATTTCCAGATAGACCAGTAATGAATACAGGGTAAAAAAGTCTAGACTTAATTACCTTATAGACATCAGGAAAATTACCAAAAGGTACATAAGACTCCTGCTTCTGTGGAATCATAGAAACTACAGCAGCTGGTGCTTCATATGCTTGTTCAAGTTCGGTCACAGACAGAGACCATTTACCACGACCTACCTTATACTCTTCAATGCGTTTAAGCACTGTAGGTACAGACACTGCAAAATTAGAAGCAGCAGAACGAACAGCTTCGTATCCAAACTCATTCCCATATGCTTCAGACAGATATGAAGTGAGTTCGTCTGTAGTTAGTTGGGACTTGCGTGGCATTGTGGTTCTCTGTTTACCCTGTAAGTATAGCAGGTATTGTACGGGGGAGCAAGTGACACAGTGACAGTTGTCTAACTGTCCACCTTATAGGTGATAGTGATTTGCTCATATACTTCGTCTCGGTTGTCACTATTGTATACGCGACAACGTTCTATTTTAGCATTTAATAGTTTAACAACATTCCTCAGTTGCCATTCGGAATTAAACTTAATAAAACCTTCATCCATCCAACTCTTGTTAGATCCTGGTGTGTTAAAATCATCCATTGTCAATACCTTTGGGAAAGTTTTCAATTTCGGTCAGTTCGTAGTCCCAGTCTTCCATGACTGTGTTAGCAAGGAATCTATCAGATAGCATTTCTAATTCCTTCTCAGCATACTCTCTGCTCTCTGCCTCCAACCATACATCAATCACCTTACCAAGTCTAAGTTTCTTGATGTCTAACTCAGACAGTCGCTTACAGGCGTCTCTCACGGCATTGCCTGGTGAGTCGTCCACCTGTGATCGTAGTCGGACAAATACTAATGCTTTGAATTTCATAACAAATGTGATACGGAAATAACTAGGAGGAATGTAACCATAATAACGATGTCCCAAGATTTTGTCCTTACAAAGTAAGGAATTGAAATGCTGTCACCCACCATCTGAATTACTACACCAAGTGTTGTATTGATATGGAGGATAGTAAAGTAAGCAATGATTACAAGACCACTACCCAATACTCTCATCGGAACAGTAATGTTCATTGTTCTTTTTCACCCAGCAAGGTTTGCATAATGAATTCTTGTATCTTTTCTCGGACGGGACATAGCATCCGACCTGAGGTGTTTGATTCGCTGGAAACATCTTACCACATTCAGAGCATTTTGTCTCCCACATTTTCATAATGTTCTCTCTAATCTGTTTGTTGCTTGGTCTGGAAAGTCTCTAGGACGACTATCACCAGCATTATCAGTTTTAGGAGAACCTTCATTCGCCTTCATTGTATGCTGATAATTAGGTCTTGGGTATCTGATACTAAATGGATCAGGCATCCAGTATGTTACCTGCCAATCTTGTTCAGGATTTAACTCTAGATGCTTCTCCACACTATGGGAGAAACTACCAAGTTGAATGTATCCATCATGAGTGATACATTTGTTATCACCATTAGCAACTAGGAATAGCATCTTACTACTCATAGCACTTCTTGCTCTGGGTTGAGGTTTTTCACGAATTGCACGGGATCCTTTTCAGACTTGTGAACCCAATGATACTGTATACGTTCAAAAATTGGGTTCCATGTTTGCACACAGACATAATCAGACTCTTGCTTTTTCATTTCTATGCTCAAGTAACCAATCTAAAAACTGAGGAACTCTAGTCTCAACCAGATAGGGATCTAGATCAGCAGGAACGGAATGAAATTCTTTTATAGAAACACAATAATTCATAATAACTTGACCCAACCTTAACTCAGGATGAGATTTCTGTACTGCTACTGCCTTCGCTAGAATTTGTTCCTTAGTCATGTTGCCTCGGTTTGTTTTGTATTTTATACCAAATTGCTAATGTATATCTATCAGAATCTTTTACTGTATTAACTCCATGCTCATAGCATTTTCCATCAAAATATAATGTTCTGCCAGTTTTAGGAGGGACTTCAATATCATTAACAATATATGTTTCACCACCAGTAAAGTCTTGATTTAGATATGTAACTGATGCCAAAACAGTTTTGTCAGAAGACTCATCAAAATGTTTTGGATGACCTGAAGTTGGAGGTCGTTTTGCAATCTCACACCATTCAATTACATAAGAAGATTCACGAATAACTTTGAATAGAATGTCTACCACCCGCTGATTTGCTGGAGGTTTGATCGTCATTCTATTATAATCTAACCATGGACGATGGTCCTGAGGATTATCTTCATAGAATTGAATTAGATAATCACAATCTACTTTAGAGATTATGTTATCTGCAATAATAATTCTATCCCTCACTAATCTCTTTGCCTCCAGTCATCAGATTTGTCTTGCTGAAACCAATTCTTAATATCGTCAGCATCAGTGAATCCCTTCTTATGGTTGGATGGATCGGGATCACCTAAACCCATCCTATTCAGAAAATCATCTGTACTACCTTCTTCAATTTCCTGAGAAGATTGTCTTCGTGCTTGCTGTAACCAATCCCGAGCAGTAGTATGACTCTTTGCCAACTTCTCTGCCCAGATCATGTCGTCTAGTTTTACCTCTTCACCATTTGCAATACACTTACAAATGAATTCCAAGCGCAGTCTATACTGTGTAGATAACATATTCGTATTTACATGTTTAGTGAGTCAGTCGCTATAGTCTCCTGTCCAGAAGTTGCTTTTGATGTTGGATGTGGATACCCAATCATAAAAGCATTTTTGTATGCAGTTTGAAAGTTTATACAAGCTTGCATTTGAGTATTAGCATATACGTGACCAGAATATTTTCTCTCGTCACCCTTATAGTAATACTCAAAGTCCCATCTAGTCTTCATGCGATTTGCTCAACAAACTTATTTAGTATAGCTTTATTAGTCATCTTAGATCCCATATGTTTTTTAAAGGCACGAGTAAGTTCACTTGCTGTTGCACTTTCACCCTTAACCTTTACATCAATATCTTTAGTGTTCGCTCCCAAGTTGTGGGATGAGAAAATAAACAACTCATTATATCCATAGTTTTTAAGGGAGCAAAATTTATTCTTTGCCCAGTGCTTATCTTGAGCTACCTGCTCATCATAACTTAAAGTAAATTTAGTGATTGCATTTAGATCTCGCTTATCTCCAATGCGAATACCAATCCAGTTATAATCGCTGTTGTTCTTAAAATACTCAACAACGTTGCGAGTAGTGTGTGCTGAATCTGCAGAAATTCGTGCAGAGTATCCTGTTTTAGGATCTCTCACAATAAAAACTTTATGGTAATGGTGACAGAGATAATCTTGACGATAGTAGGTCTCTTTATATTCTCCCATGTCTTCACCATACTGATAAGTATAATTCATATACGAAGTCTCACGAATGAAACTCATTGGATTTGATTCACCATCACTCAAGAAAATGACATTAGTCTTTTGAACTTTTTCAATTGATTTAAATTTCTTTACTACATCTGGAGTACAGATAACTGCATCTGCTAGGGGAGTCCCACCAAGAGAATAACGTGGATGCATACGCATACCAAAAGAACGATGAGTATTCCAAGCATGTGCCCAAACATACTTCATCATTGTATCTAATTCCTTAGTCTTCATCTTAGAAGAAAAGAACTCAAACAATTCAAAACTTGGACAGATGCTTAAAGTATTGTGCTTACGTTCAAAAGAGTTTTGATCCATCACTCTTTTTTTCTGTGTTCCGTTTACGAATGCATACACACGGAAAGGTATATTAACTTTCTTACAGAACCAAACAAGATTGTAGGTTTGTTTAATAGTATCAGTAAGAAGAGTTCCAGTATTGGTACTAGCATTCATAGAACCAGACCAGTCAATATACATAATCAATCCATGGTTCTTCCCATCAGGAACTATAGAAGTTTTCTTAAAAATATCATCAGTTAGTTTATACTTGTAGATAGAATTTGTATCAATAACTCCCGTACGTGATGTTTGAGCACGAGCATATGTATCAGCAGATTTTTTCATTTCAAACTGCTTAACAAGATAGTTTACAGTCTTACTAGAAGACTTGTAAAACTGGAGATACTTATCCTCATTAAATTTTTTCTGTCTATCAGTATGCTCTTGCCAATGTGGTTCAATAGATACACTGTTATAGTACTCTCCCAAATCAGCATAAACTTCTTTGTAAGGGACAATAATATTATCAATATTAATTTTAGGAAGATCTAAGTATACCCACTCCTTAGCATTATCATCAACTAAACTTTGCTGAGAACGAGTGGCAGCTGCATCCGTAATGCTTGACATCTCATCACATTCATCATCCCATTTTTCGTAACTAGGAGTATCTAAGTCTGCAGGTTCAGGTTCATTTTCTCCTTCACGTTTTGCTGCTTCCTCAAGCATCTCTTCATGAGTCATTTCTTCTTTAACATCTGAGGAAGATGGAGTATATTCCTGATCTCCTTCTGCAGAAGAACCTGTATTTGGTTTTGGTTGTTCTACTGGATCTTGATCCTCTTGTCTAGACTTAATCCAGTCAGCTAATTCATTAGCAAGATCAATAACATCCTGGAAAGTTCTCGTATTAGAAGCACGTACTACCCAAACTTCTTCTTCCTCAGAAAAAACAACCTCTGTCAGTGATCCAATTTTGAAGTGTAAATTAATACGATCAATTAGAGACAGTTCTGAGATGTAACGATTAGAAATACCAAAGAAATCTTTCTTCTGAAGTTCAAGATAACCACAATAAAAAGAACGTTTCAAACCAGGATACGTTATCTTCATCTTACGCTCAATACGAGCATCCTCTAAGACGTTGATAAAATCCTTTGGAGTGCCACTGTAATCTACATTAGGAGTATATAGAGCATGTCCAACCTCATGACCTACTAGGAGGTCATACACATCACCACTGACATCTTTCCAGATTGGTAGAGCAAGGACACGACGTTCAACATCAAAGTATGCTGTGGTTATCTTGCGATGCTCCACTTGAAGATTTTCAGTAGCCAAGAGTTTTGCCAACTGTCCTTTGACTTCTGTGTTGACTGCCATAGGTCCCTTGCTGTTGTACCTATCATAACTCATTGTACTCATGCTTGCAAGGGGGGTGTGCCAGTTTTACTTGTGGTGATACCTGTGCGGGTTTTTCAAAGAGTCATGACAATAGTATGCCAATGGTGCCATCATCATAGCCGAACCTGTTGCCAGGATGATGGGATAGTGTCCTAGAAAATTTGCTACGTTATGGATCATAGGATAGTTTAGAGAAATCGTTTACCTTCTCAAACTTAATAGTTCTCATGAATTTGTCAACTAAAATTTCACCTTTGTGAGAAATTACAAACAAATTTGTATTGTCACCCAGACCTCTAAGAATTTTTAGAAGTTCTCCAGTTGACGAGTCATCCAATGAACTATCAAATACTTCATCTAAAATCAAAAGATTTGTAGATGCAGAGTTTTTCATTCTTGCTACTTCACGCCAAGTAAACAATAAGGCAAGATCAATCTTCTGTTTTTCTCCTTCAGAGAAAGAAGAGTATGTAAAGTCGTCTCTAAAGCGAGACTTAATAACCTCATTGAATTCATTATCTAAAGTGAAGTTAACATAGAACTCCATACTTTGAAGATATTTATTAATGAGCGTATTAAAAATGGGAATGTATTTGTTGATTACAGTAGATTTGATTCCAGAATCCTTTAGTAGATAGGATACTGTCTGATACTCATTAATTTGTTTGTTGATATCCGCACAATTATTTTGTGTTTGTGCAAGATCTTTCATTAGAGCATCTAAGATTTCAGTCTCTTCTTGAATATTTGGACGACTTTCTTTCAAACGACTTATCTGTTTCTGTAGTGATATGGATTCTTTTTCACAACGATTGATGTCTCTCTCCAAAGTAACTAGATTATTTTTTAATTGAATCACTTCTCTATTAGTATCATTCAATTCACTCACTTTAGAAAAGGTTTCCTCAATATCATTTTCCAATGCTACGAGACCTTTAATGAATGTATCACTTTGAGATGTTAGATCTTCACATCTATGCTGTTTAAATTCTATATTAATATCTTGTGTGCAGGTAGGACAAACATTATTATCTACGAAAAATTTCAACTCTTTCTCAACAACGCTCTTCTTGCTATTGATTTTGATCTTCAAACTCTTTAACTTTTCTAAAGAATTGTTAAGAGAATGATACTTCAAAAGATCTGTTTCCTTAACACTTATGCTTTCTTCAATGGGTTTTATTTGTTTTTGTAGATTATATACTGTATTTTCGTGAACTTTTATTGCTTCTTCCTTTTCTTTAACTCTCTCGTCGTTGACTTGTTCAAGTTTTGTAATACTTCGTTGTTGAGAATCAACCTTACCCTCAGCAAGTTCTAGGAGATGATTGCAATTGCTACTACGTTCATAACTATCACGCATACGATCTTTCAGAAGACCATTCATAACTGAAAAGATTTGAATGTCAAGTAGATCTTCAATGACTTCTCTGCGGTGAGCACCAGGAAGTTGCATGAAAGGTACAAAGGTACTGCTACCTAAGATAACAACCTGAGTAAATGATTTAAAGTTTAACTTTAGAACTGATTGCTCTAGATATTTTTGGTAATCTTTATTTGCTGCGTCTTGATCAACTAGTTTAGTATTCTCAAAGATCTCAAATTTTCCAGGTTTGATGGTACGTCTTACCAGGTAATCTTTACCATTAGTATCAAACTCAACTTCAACAACAGTTCCCTTCTCATTGATAGAATTTACCAATTGAGGTTTATTAATTTTGCGAAAAGGTTTATTGAATAAAACAAAGCACAGAGCGTCTAGCATAGTAGACTTCCCTGCGCCATTCGTACCGACAATAAGAGTTGACATCTCATCATCCAAGGTCAGTTCAGTGAATTGATCTCCCGTACTCAGGAAATTTTTCCACCGCAACTTTTTAAACGTAATCATACTGGAGGAATAACAAGTTCGTCAGGTTCAATAATACCGTATGAGTAACCATACTGGTGGCAATTTGCAATAACAACGTCCAGATCAATTTCATGGACTTCTAAATATTCATCCTCAGGATCTTCTCTTGCTTCTAGTAGAACAAGATATCTCTGAGCATCATCTTCTTGTTCAAATATTTGAACTACTTTCTTTTTCTCTTGAGTGCGGACAGCATACACTCCATCAGTTTTTCCATCTACTAGAATGAACATGCCTCTACATACAATGATTTCATGATAGATTTTATACTATCTTTGTTTGCCTTGATCTCTATATCATCTATGTAGGTCTCAAGAAGTGAGAGTGTATCTTCGGTTTCTACAACCTCAATTCCACTTTCAAGTTCAACACCAAGGTCCTCAATAATTTTTAAGTCTGCAACTTCTGCATCTTGCATTTGACGAATGAAGTGATCAAACTTTACTTGATCACCTTTGTCTTCAACAATGACTTTAACGTAGGTTCCTTTCAGTTGATTAAAGTCAACTGATACTTGCTCATTGTAGTACACTTTATGGAACATGTCAAATGGATTACGATAAAATGTAGTTTTTAACGTATCCGTATCAAAGACATGGAACCCACGCTTCTGTGCATAGTCATTCCAATACAACTGGTATGGATTACCCAAGTAATTTACATTACCCTTGTTTGATTTTTGATGATAGTGACCAGTATATACTTTTTCAAATTTCTTAAAGACGTTTGGGTCCATACCCATAGTCATCACTGCTCCAGGGTGTGCCTCAAATCCATTCAGTTCAAGATGACCCATGCATACTCTTGCATCAGTAGTTCCTACTTTTCCCAGAACTTCTCCGTGATTTTCATCGCAAATCCAAGGGAGAAGGAGTATAGGAAGACCATCGTATACAACAGTGGTAGGGCTAGTAATGACATTGATGTTTGAGTATCCTGAAAGTAACTCATCGGGGGCGTTGATTCGTAAAGTATTCTTATAATAAATGTCATGATTACCCACTAACATGTCCATCTTTACACCGAGATCTGAAAGAGGAGTAAACCACATTTCTTTTGCTTCATCAAGAGACATGAAGTTTATACTTTTTCTCTTATCAAAGGTATCACCCAGACAAATGATATTAGTTACTCCGTGTGCCTTGATGAATGGTATTACGATCTCACCATAGAATTTTTTGTACATGTTAATGTACGCTTGATGATCATTGCGTACACCAAAATGCTGATCAGTAATGAGCAGAATTTTCAAATCAATATCCTCTAGAGTTAGTTTCTACTCTTGCTTTAATCTGATCATACTCCGAACTTGATTCTCCGTCAATAGTAAAGACTTCACTAGCACCAGATTTTTCAATAATTTTATCTCTTATCTCCATCTGTCTTTTTTCTTTAGCGATTCTTCTCAAGAATGCAAAGTAAACAATCTGTGTAAAATATGCAAAGGGGTTACTAGACTTTGCTGGATCAAAGTTATCAATATACTGGATACAGTTTTCAATACCATCACAAACCATATCATCTTTATACATGTAGTTAATAAAGTTTGGTCTGTATGATAGGTGTGTTGCAATCTTCAAGAAGCAACCACCAATATAATTATTTACTCTGGGTTTAGGTTTTCCTTGTTCTTCTGCCCGTTTGACGGTTGCACGATACTTCTCAAGCTCTGCAAGGAACTCTTTGTTGTTGAGATAGTGTTCCTTCTTTTTGGGAGCCATTGGTTTAGTATACATGTGTACCAATTTTATGTAACCATATCATAACAGAAAAAGAATTGTCTGTCAACCTAAGGTGACAAAGTGACAAACACTTGACAGATCTCTGTTTTCTCTGTAGAATAACAATGTCAGATGTGAAAGACTACTATTAGCTATTACCGAATAGATCTTCTAGTTTCTTTCTTGCTTCTGCAATTTTACCTAAAGATCCTTCATTGTCGGTGAGGGTTACTTTATAGTCGTCTGACTCTTTAGGTATTTTGGAGCGGACGGTGCCGTCTTTTCTTTGTGTTGCTAGAAAAGCTTCATATACAAATACCATCTCTTTGGAGAGAGATGCCATAGTCAATATTGCATCCGAACTAATAATATAAAACTCTTCATCAGAAAAGTTCTGCCACTTAGTAAAACCAAGTCCTCTTACAGCTTTATCACCGTCAATCTCTTTAGTAAAAGTTTGTACCAAAAGAGGATCTTCTAAGTATACTAATTCTTGTTCGGTAGTATCATCTGTAGATACTACAGCTCTAGCAATAATTTCATCTCCATTCGTTAGTTTGATGGAACAGTGAAACTCTTCGTCGTGCTTAACGTAATTCAACATAAGTTACCGTAGTTTTACGTCTATGATTTCATAATCAAATTTTTCTTCATTGTATACTTTAACTCTTTCAAAAAGATGATTCAAAGTATAGTTCCTGAAGTTGTTACGTGAGATGTCATCAGCGACATCATATAAAGTTGCTTGTGATTTGTTTGCTCCTTTACGGAGAACCCTACCAATAGATTGGAGGTTGCGGACTCTTGATTTTGAAGGTGATGCAAAAATCACATTATGTAAGTTTTTAATGTTGATGCCTGTTGAGAAGGTTCCATATGAAGCAACGATAATACTCTCGTTAGATACTTCTGTAAGTTCTCTGATTTCTTCTCGGTCCTTTACATCAACACCGCCATGTACTAAATATACAGGACGTTGTATGTTACTATTTAGCAGATCAAAAAGAGGTTCCCCATGCTTCTCCACGTAGTTGTATAGGACTAGAGTATTTCCCTTTAAGTCTTTTGCTAAATTTAGTATAAATTTATTCCTCTTTTCATTACCTACAATATATTCCATCTCATCCTGATAGGATGCAAAACTTTGATACTCGTGTTTTAGAACTAATACCTTAACTTTAAGTTGGGCAACTTGACCCCTCTGCATTAAGTCTTTAGTTCTTGTGACTTGTGAACACCTACCAAAGACACCTTCCAATACTAATTGATTGGTTTCAGATCCATCTAAAGTACCAGTAAATCCAACTCTATACTTACACTCATGCAGTTTAGACATCAACGAAGTGAGAGATTTAGCTTTGAAAAGGTGTGCCTCGTCACCGATGACAACATCAAACCTATCAAACCACTTTCTAGGTTCCTTATAGACAGACTGCCAAGTGGTAATTACCACCTGATGGTCCGTGTATTTTTCTTGCCCCGCGTATATCTTGTGGCAATATTTGGAAGACGCCCATCCATATTCCTCAAAGTCCTTATACATCTGCTCCACGAGAGAAGTAGTGGGAACTACGATGAGAACACTGCGATTTACATTAACATGGAATCTAGTGATAGCGTAAATCATCAAAGACTTACCGCTCGCAGTAGGAGAAAGAAGTAACCTGCGGTTGTATCGCAGTGCTTCGTAAATTCCAAGCAACTGATAATCTCTTGCTTTGTATGGAATGTTTAATGCTTTAACAAATCCATACACACCTTCTGGCGTAATTAATTCATTCTCTTCTTTAGGATGACCAAAGAACTTACACTCCTCATAATCAAAAGAGTATCCTTTATCAATACACCAGTCAGTTAGATAGTCAACTAACCCAACATATATCTCTCCTGTACCAGGAGAGTAAAGTCTAATCTTCCCATCCCATTTTTTATACCTTGCATTCTTCTGCATGAACTTTGCTTGAGGTACTTCAAATGTAAAGTAGTCAGCTAGTTCATAATTCACATGAGGTTCTGCCTCAATCTTAAGGTAGACCTCATTCTTCTTACGAATTTTTAGATCAGTCATCAGAATCAATAATATAAATTGCAGTTAGAATCCTGCTTTAAATTTTTCCCAATCAATAGCGTTCTTAATTTGGTAACCACGATTGTTGATCATGCGTATGACGGAATCCAAATAATTCAGACACACTTCTATGTATGCTAACTTTGAACGACATTTCTGGACATCATTGTCAGCATTGATGAAGGTTTCAATCTCATCTCTACTAGTTAACTTTAAGTCAAACGGCAGTTCTGAATATACTTTTGCAGGTGCTTTACCTTTATAGTAGATCCATTTGTCCCGCATCAACAAATTGAGTTCTGTTTCTCGTTCAATTTTTAGTGTTGAAAAAGTATTCAATAAAGAATAATATTTGGCGTGGAGACTTGGAATTTTTGTAGACTCTTCACAGTAAAGATCGGTGTCAATTTTACTGTCCTTGTCCCACATCTTTTGGAGTTCTTCCAAGTTCATGATCTAATACCACGGATCTGGTATTTGATTTTTAATGCCTGGAGCATCCATGACTCTGCTAGAGTGCGTGGACCCAGTTTCAGTAGCGTCCAACTTCTTTCGTTCAAGTCGGGATCCGCTAGGGCTCTTAGTTTCCAATCTGGTAGCATAGCAAAATGTGGTTATTAACCACTGTATCATGAGGTTCTTCTAGCACCACTGTTAATGGCACGAATTTCATATAAAGTATACCTAAACGTCACCTCTGCACTGAAGAAATTGTTATCAGTTTGAGTAACATCAAAACCGATTGTTGACAGATTAGTAGGGAAGGCATCTTTGAATAAACACTCAAACTGAGCATTCATATTATTATTTAGGGCAATCAAAGTAACGTCACTTACGAGACTCCTGTATGCATATGTCCTTGCATTTGGTATTGCTTTGTCTATGATCCAATCTGCTCTTTCCTGCAAATCATTTGGAGTTCCTAATGCACGCATCCAGTTATGCAACTCCAGATAGTTTTCTAAATTCTCATCAATCAAAAACTCTAGAGTAAGTTCTCCGTATTTGATGTTACCATCAATTGGATATTGAACCAAACCCCTAGTAGGAATATCAATCTCACCAACACTGATTGATGGGATATTTGCTTGCTGGCACAAGAATGCCATCTTGGGCGATTTGTCCAAGACTAGTTTGAACCCGATAGGGGAGAGGAAGTTTTTATTCTTCAGTTCCTTTTCGTACCAAGTGGCAGCCATATCTCTACGCTTTTTTACTATTTAGTGTATGTGTCGTTTCCTACAACCAAGAAGTCTAGTTCGGTATCATATAACAATTGCATAGACTCACATATAGATCCTGCAATAGGATCACCACCATTATTTAATGATGTATTAAGTAGCATAGGAAGTCCAGTAAGTTTTTCAAACTCAGTAATCAATTCATAAAAATCTTCTTGGTCTGCAGTAACTGTCTGAGGTCTACAAGTTCCGTCTACATGTGTAATGGGTGCGAAAGATTCCTTATCTCTAACATCCATAACATATAGCATATACGGTGAATCATATTCACAATCAAAATACTCATTGCATCTTTCCCGCAGAACGGATGCTCCAAAAGGTCTGAAAGGTTCTCGGTGTTTTACTTTTAAGTTTAATTTATCTTTGCCATTTTTGATAGTAGGATTCATAAGGATACTTCTATTGCCTAATGCTCTGGGTCCTACTTCACCATGACCTTGATACCATGCAACTATATTACCTTGCGCTAGTAATTCTGCTGTTGATTTAATTGTTAGTTTGGAAGGACGTTCTTTCGGCGCTTCATCCGATTGCCAAAACGGATACCCCTCCTTCTTAAACTGGGGTTGCTTGTATTCTTTTCTGAGTGATTCAACGATCCCCAAAGATATACCTTCATCACTAGCATGAGGTGGTATGATGAGATTGGGTCTCTTTTCCCTAAGTCTGCTGTTAATGATAGTGTTGAGAGCGACTCCTCCTGTATAAGAAATTGTATCAGTCCCTTTCGTGTTTTGGACAAAGTAATCTTCTATAATTTTTTCTGAAATGGTATGACAAATTTGAATGTGGTTTCTCATGACCAATTCATCAGTATAGATTCTTTCCATCATTGGAAAGTTCCACAGTTTACGATGATCTTTCATGGTCAAAGGTCCTAGACGATTATGGATATCATCTATTTCTTTTTCGGATACATTACCATATCCTTTGAGTGCCATTATCTTCCCTGCCATATCATATGAAATCCCCTTCAAACGGAGAAGAGCACCCGTGTCACCCA